AACAATAAAGTCTCAGTGACTTCAAAGGCCCCTAGTAACATTAATGACTTGAAAGCGCAACTTGATCAAATATTACCAGGATAAAAAAAAGGAGAATAAACGATGTCTTTAAGTACAGCACAACTCGACGAAGTACAAGCGGTCGCGCATAACGCTTTCGAAAAAATTATGCCAGATCAATTTTTAACAGCTTCGGCATTTGGAAACATGATGTCCAAAGCCCCTAACTTGCAATATGTTTCAGGTGGAAAAAAAATCCAGCAGCCAGTACAAATTGCCGAAAACCAAGCAGACGGTTTTATTGATGGCAAGTTTGACGTATTAGATTTGTCAGCGTCCCAGCAACTAAGTTTTGCGGAGTTCGACTTCAAATACCAAAACTACAATATAACAATTACTCTTGATGATATTACAAGAACTGACCAGACCCCTAACGCAATTAAATCACTTGTAGTTGAAAAGGTTAATTTAGCTGCCGGAACTGCCAAGCGCACCTACGCTAAAGCATTGCACGGTAACGGTACTGATTCTAGCGGAAAAGCAATTAACGGACTTGGGGACGTAACTGCTGCCTCTGGTACTGCTTATGGTGGGATTACGAACACTGATTTAGATGATCCTACCACCTGGTTGACTGAAATTGATTCAAGCACTAATACAATTAATTATGCAAACTTGAACTCTCTAGTTGGTAAGTTGATTGCTCGTGGGCAAGTTGCAGGAGATGCAGCCGGTTCATTTGCGCCTAACGTAATGATCTCCAACTCATTCGTACAAGACAAATTCTTAGCTTCTCAACAATCACAACAACAGTTTGCCCCTGCAGACGATTTAGAGGCTGGGTTTAGAGGATGCGTTTATAGAGGAATTAATTGGTACATCGATGACTTTAGCCCAGGTACTGGCGATGGATCAACTGCAGACAACTTTTTATATGTATTGTCTACCCCAACCTTTGCTTTGAAATACAAGTATGGTTTTGAAGGAAAAAAAGCCCCAGTTGATTTTAACGGGCGTATTCCTAATCAACCGGCTAATAGTTCACAAGTTTTTATGGCTTACAACTTAATTTGCCGCGCTCGTCGCTACAACGGTGTTTTCAAGGCTCTTCAGTCTTAATAATTATTGAAAGGAGAAAACTATGTCTTACGTAAATTCAATCGACACTGATGACTTAACAAATCCCTCTAGCACACGTCAATATGAGCTAGGCGCACGATATGTTGATAATTCAGACACTAATGCAATTAAAAAAGAATATGTATATGTAAAAGCACACGCTGCTTTAACTCAGTATCAGCCATACCAGTTATCAGCGGTAAACACTGCTGGAGCTGAGGTATCAACTAAAGCCCCTGCTACTACTGCAAGTGGAGCCACTGTAGTTGTACCTCAAGTTGCTGTAACTTCTGGTTACTATGCTTGGGTTCCCCTAAAAGGAATTGTAACTGTATTGACTACTGATACATTCGCAGCCGGTGACTATGCCGAATTATTGAACGCAGGAACTGGTCTTAAATTAGACGGTGGGGTTTCTGGGTCAACTGCTGAAGGTGCAGGTTCTGTTGGAATCGCAACTACTGCAACAAGCGGTGGTTCAGCATCTTTTGTATTGTCAGGTAACGTAGTAGCTGTAGCAGCTTCTTAATAGTTTATTGGGTGGTGGCCTTGTGCCACCCCCGCTACTAATAAAATGGCAAACTTTCAGGATATTCTAGCAAACGAAGGGGTTAGGTACTTCAAGTCAACTGGTACTGGTACAGACGCAGACCCTTTCATTCCATCAACATCAACGGCAATTAGTGCCGATGAGGTATCTAGTATTACTAATTTTAGTGTGTCTATTGGTACAAGTAGCACGCAAGTGTTAGCGGCGAATAGTGGCAGAAAATTACTAATATTGGTTAATGACAGCGATGAGCCTATTTATGTATCATTAGGCGCAACAGCAACACTTAATAACGGGATACGACTAAATGCAAGCGGTGGGGCGTTGGCATTAGATAACCCGATATATAAGGGTGTTGTAAATGCAATATCAGCTAATGGAAGTAAAACATTAGTAGGTGCTGAGGGATGACTTACATCTACAACCCCACTGAAGGTGGCGGAGGTGGTGGTACAGATAAGTTTCTATCGTCTTTAGGCTTTAACACTGGCACTGGCGTTCTAACAGCCACCATGAACGATAGTGCAACAAGAACAGTTGACTTAGACGGACGATACTTAGAAAACGTAGTAGAAGACACAACGCCACAACTTGGTGGAGACTTAGATTTAAATAGCAGTGATATTACAGGTACAGGAAATATAAATGTTACTGGATCATGCACACTGACAGGTGACTTAACTGTTGATACAAATACGTTATATGTCGATTCCACAAACAACCAAGTTGGAATTGGCACAACGACACTAAATGGTGAAATATTAACAGTTAATGGCAACGTTGAAGCTGATAACTTTATCGGTGGTTTACGTGGTGAGGTACAATTTAAAGCCAAAGCAGGTGAGGCAATAAGCAAGGGGGACCCTGTCTATATATCTAGTTTTAATCTAACTGGTAACGTGCCAGTCGTAGGCATAGCAGACGCAAATGATGTTAATAAAATGCCAGCGTTTGGGTTGGCTGAAAGTACGGTATCTCTAAATGCCTCAGTCAACGTAGTCACATTTGGTACATTGTCAGGAATTGATACAAGTTCATTTTCTTTGGGTGATATTTTATACATTTCTGATACAGGCGCACTGACAGCAATCAAACCTTATGGTGAATCATCACAGGTACAAAACATTGGCAAAGTACAAAGAGTACACGCAAGTGCAGGCTCAATAAAAGTTGGTGGTGCAGGTCGTACTAATGACGTACCTAACCTTAACGATGGGAATGTGTTTATAGGTAATTCTAGCAATACATGGGAAGCCAGAGCGTTAACCCTTAATGACGTAGCAGAGACAGCGACTAACAAGCATTTTACAAGTAGCGACAACACTAAACTAGATGGCATAGAAGATAACGCCACAGCTGATCAAACAGTAGCAGAAATAAAAACTGCTTATGAGTCTAATGCGGATACAAATGCCTATACTGATGCCGAAAAAACTAAATTGTCAGGCATTGCAACAGGCGCAGAAGTCAATGTAAATGCTGACTGGGACGCTGTTAGTGGTGATGCCCAGATACTTAATAAACCCACAACGATAACAAGTGCAGAGCAAACTAAGCTAGGGCATATATCCGTTACACAAGCAGTGGACCTAGATACCATGGAATCAGATATAACAACAAACAACGCCAAGGTAACCAATGCAACACATACAGGTGACGTTACAGGTGCCACAGCCTTAACGATTGCGGACGAAGCCGTAACCAATGCAAAAATGGCACACGTTGCCACTGGAACGGTTAAAGGCAGAACAACAGCTGGTACAGGGGATGTAGAGGATTTAACAATATCAACAACCCTAAAAACAGCACTAAGTCTAGTTAAAGGTGATGTAGGGCTTGGGAATGTAGTAAATGTAGATACGACTAACGCAAGTAATATATCTAGCGGCACATTAGCAGAAGCTAGACTACCTAGTATAGATGCAGATAATACAACAATTAGTAATTTAACAGTAACAAATTGGAAAGCTGGTGTGCTTGATACTGATTTAAACAGTGTTAGTGCAAGTCACGATACACTTGCAAGTGCTAAAGCAATAAAGGATTATATAGATGCAAGGGTGCAGTATGCATTAGATAATGCAACGCAGTATTTTGGGTAAAAAATGAGCATACAAGATAAATTAGACAAATATAGAAGACGTTTAGAGGAAAAATATATTTCAGAAACAATGACGCCAAAACAAAAGGCTGATCGTAAAGTTGTAATTGATATGGGAATCGATGCTATGTCATACGGAATCCAAGACTTTAGTCAAAAGATTGAAAGAGAAGTAAGTAAAAATAAATTAATTTTAAATGGGATAATAACTGGTATTGTAGTAATAGGCACGGCTTTAGTCGGGATTATTGTCCAAAAATTGTTAGGAGTGTAAAAAATGTTGGTTAGCGATGTTATAGATAGAATTAATACAGCAATATCCGATGAAGATAGTACTAAAGCTAGTAACACACTTTTTACTAACAAGCGAAAAGTAAATCAGCTAAAAAATGCATTAGATCAGTATGCGAGCAACGTTAAAGGTATTGAGGATATTTTTAGTACGCCTGTAAACACGTCTAATCGCGTTGTTACAGGCCCTACTGATGCGATTAGGTCACAGGCTTATAGACTGGCTTATATCTGGCGTGACGGGCGTAAAAACCCATTAAATATAAAAAACTTAAATTATGTAACCACAAAGTTCACTTATAATACCTATGCAGGTATTCCACGTTTTATAAATGTTTGGAATAACGAAATTACTATTTATCCTGATAGTAGCAGTTCAGCACAAACGACGACTCTTAACGGGGCCATTAGTGACAGTGCGACTACAATTACTGTAGCGTCAACAAATAGCTTTCCAGATTTAGATGGTCGTATAACAATTAATAACGAAAAAATCCGTTACACAGCAAAAACAGCAACAACATTTACTGGTTGTACTAGAGGTGTTGAAGGAACAACAGCCGCAGGGCATAGCGACACTGACACAGTTACGCATAACAACTTTGAGTTGTTTTACAGGCGAAAGCACTTTGTTATTAGCGTTGATGCTAACGATAGCATATCAGCTAGTGATCTAGCCAAAGAAATGGAAATACCAGACGAGCATGTTGAGCCAATTGTTGATCTAGTCGCAAATAAATTGTTAATTTTAATTGGAGATTTTAACCTTGCTGACCGCTACAAGATAGATGCAGCGGCCTTTTACCAGCAAGCTCAAAACGACATTAAAGCAGGGTATGGCGATGTCGTACAAGGCGGCATGATTGGTCACGCCTACGATTGGGAAGTAAATAACATAGGAGCAACAATTTGAGTTTTGTTGTAGAATCTTACGAATCTAAGGGGTTGCGAGACGACAAAGGGCGCAAGTTTGTGTCGCCTGATTATTTTTACAACATTGAGAACATGAACTACGATGGCATTATAGGTTGTCAGCGAATTAAAGCCCCAAGCGTTGAATATAACGTGGGCGCAAACCAAATTGATGGTGGGGTAGACTTTCGTTACATTGATTCAGTTGGTCAGTTCCAGAGTGAAAAAATAATTGTTCAAGGCGGGTCAATAATTAAAGACTTTCTTACTAGCCCAAGTACAGTGTATACAGGGCTAACAGCCGGCAAGAAATGCACATTCGGCATACTGAACGACAAGCTGTTTATTAGTAATGGGTTTGACTACCCGTTGGTATATGATGGTACATACGTCAAACAAATGGGTGCCCCGACAGCTAAAGACCTGCTTGTATCTGGAAGCTTAACAGGCGCTTATTACTACGCCATGACGTATGTTATTGATGGGGTGGAGATTATACTAGGAACTATAAGCAACACGATTACAGTATCAAGTAAAAGCATTGATCTTGATTTACCGGTAGGGATAGCTACATGCACAGCACGTAAGATATACCGTACAGAGGCAGGGGGAAGCACATTAAAGCTACTAACAACTATTAGCGATAACACCACGACAACGTATCAAGACAACACAGTAGATGGCTCACTAGGTGCAAATATAGCTAGTACTAATAGTTCATGTCCAACACCACAGTTTATTACTGTTAAAGATGAAAAGATCATTGGTGCGGTTAATGCCAATAGACCAAACTACTTGTATGTAACAGAGTTTGAGGTAGAAGTATTTTTTAACACGTCAGGCGTATATGATGTGTCTGGTGTGGGTAACGACAATTCGCCACTAACTGGATTAATAGAAGACTATAACCAAATCGTTGTATTTTCTGAAAAACATGTATATTTAGCAGATACATCGGGTTTAACAACAAGTGTTAAGCAAACCCCCTCAAACGTTGGCTGCATTGATGGGTTTAGCATAGCCAGAATACCTGAGAATGACATATTGCAAGGTGGGATCATGTTTGTTTCTAACTTGTATGACGTGCGTATTTTTAGTGGGAACATTGCTACTAACCTAGCAACTAGTTTTGACAACTTAACAACTAACAATTTTAGCATTGCTTTAGACAAAGACAGCTTAAAAAATCAGTTAAAAGACAACCCACTTGAAGCAGCTTTTTACGATTATAAGTATCATTTAATCGCTGAAACGTTTATGTATGTGTATGACATACGAATAAGCGGTTGGACTAAATATTTTATAAAAACAACAAGCTACACCCCAGTATATTGGCGGTTTTTTGAGATAGGGCAAACGCTATATGTATCACAAAAAAACACAGGTATCGTTGAGCAGATGTACAACGCTATTACATATCGTGGAGAGGAGCTTACAGCTTTTTTTGAAACGCCAGAAATAGCCGTTGGCACAGAGCGTAAGTTCTTCAAAAATTTATATATTTATTATGATAAATCAGGTACCAACACACTAACTGCGCTAGCTACAATCGACAGCACGAAAACAGTAACAGCAACAATTACATATGACGGGGCTTACTATGACTTTGATTACTTTGATGAGGATTACTACGAAACAACTGAAGACGAAGAGGATTACAAGGTAATCTATATAAATAAATATGCCAACTGGATGCGCTTTAAGGTGTCTACACAGACGCAAGCAATTATAAAAGGTTGGAAATTGGAAGGACGAGTCGTTGGAGATTAAAGAAAAAGAAATGTCTATTAATAAGCTTATGGACCAAGCTGAATGCATTATAGCAACTGGGGCGCCAGTAGAAATGCCATTAACACATAGGTTTACTGACGGAATGTACATTCGTGAAATATTTATGCCCGCAGGATCAATCTTAACCAGCAAAATACATAAGACTAACCACCCATTTGTTGTGAGTAAGGGGAAGTGTATAGTTTACGATGGGAATAAACTAGAAACTATAACCGCACCACACACTGGAATTACAAAGCCAAACACCAGACGATTGTTATATATAGAAGAAGATACAATTTGGACCACGTTTCACGTTACAGATAAAGGCGATGTTGATGAAATTGAAAAAGACATCATACACGAACATAATAATGAAATGTTAGACAAAGAATTATTTACTAAATTTAATAAAATAAATAGACAAAATAATAAATTTACAAAAAAACAGGAGGCGTTACAATGAGTTGGGTTGCAATTGGTGGGGCAGTAGTAGGCGGTGTAGTCGTTGGCGAGTATCAAAAAGGTGTTGCAGGGACACAGCAAAAGACACAAAGAGAGCAAATGGGCTTAACAGAAAAGCTCTCAGAAAAACAGCTAGTGCAGCGTCGAGCAGAGCTACTCGGGCGTGAACGTGGGCAAGAAGAAGCGCAAAGAAGAGCAGAAGAAATCGGACAGCAAGCACAGCAGCAGTTTATTCAGGCTACAGAGGGCCGCCCAGAGCAAATTACACGTCTGCAAGAAATAATTAGACAAAAAAGAGTGCCTGAGCAGCAACAAGCAATTAAGCGAGGTCAGCTAGCATTAGAACAAGCAGGTGTAAGAGGCCCAGAAGCAGCACAGCAAACAGCAATGCTTGCAGGGCGTTTAGGTCGTGAGCTTGGATTTGACGTTGAAAAGTTAGCATTAGAGGAAGAGCTTAGACGTAAAAGAAGCCGTGAGCAAATGGCTGGGCAGCGTGGATTAGTGTCATTAGCGCAGCAGTTACAGCCAATACAAAGATATGGAGGGCAACAATGAAGGGACAGCCACGTAATCAATTAAATATGACCCCAATGGCAACAAGGCCAACGCAAGAGCAAATGACAGCAGAGCTACTTGCAAGCGGGCAGCCAGTACAGCCGATGCAACCACAACAACCTAGCCCAGTTGATAATATTATTGGTTCCTTAGGACAAGGTGCTAAAGGGTTACTACAAGGATTTGGCGATTTTGTTAATGCTCAGAAAGATAGTCCGGAAGGCCGTTTATTGCTTAACAACATGCTAGCAGGGGTAACGGTTGCGTTGGGTGCAGACCCAGTGATAGGTGCTAACATTGTACAGCAAGGACAAGAGCAGTTTAAGCTTGGGGTAGCTAAACAAGAAAAAGAACAAGAATCGTTACTTGCAACAGCTAAGAGACAAGCCGATATTGATGCAGATGTTGAAAAATTTAGACAAAAAGAGCTAATAAAAGCAGAAATAGAAGCACCAGAAAAGCAAAGAGAACTGGAAGAAGAACAAAAGCTTGAAAAAAAGAAAGCTGTAAATGCTTTTATGTCAGCACAAGAAGTTATTTCTGGCATTGATAATTTACTAAAAGAAGACCCGAAAACAGGAAGCAAGCGTTTTGAAGTTGCAGTAGGCCCGATAGAAGGCAGAACATCAGGAATGGCATTGCCAACTAAAAAAGGTGAAAAAAGCTTTCAAATAAATAAAGAGATAGCAACATTGCTTGCAAAAAAAGCATTAAATACTATTACAGAAATGAAAAATGCATCAAGAACAGGGGCTACAGGTTTTGGTGCAATGAATGAAAAAGAATTAGGATTAATCCAAGATGATATTGCATCACTCGACACAAGATTAAGCGATAAGGCATTTGAGGCAAGCTTAAACAGAATTAAACAGCGTATGCAAAAAGTAATGTCACAAATTGATATTACAGAACAGGATAGGTTGTCTTTGCAGCAAGAAGACCCGCTAGGTATTTTATAATGAACTATAAGCAGTTTTCACAAAATATAAAAACTAAATATCCTCAGTATCAAGATATAGACGATCTAGAATTAGCAAATAAAATGATTGCTAAATATCCACAATATCAAGAGCAAGTCGAATTTGATGATGTTATTGAACAAGCACAACCAGAACCAACATTAATGGAAAAGATACGTGGCATATCACCATTAGAAGTTATAAAAGAAACGCCAAAACAAGTAGTTAGTGATATTGCAAGGTTAGCACCTTATGCAGCGTTACCTTTTGCTGGTATAGGGTTAGCTGGGCAATCTGCAATAACTGGAGGCAGCCGAGTTATTGGGGGGCTAGCCGAAGGAGAAGGTGTCCCTCAAGCATTAAAATCAGGTGCTATCGCAGCTGGAACTGAATCAGCAATAGGAAAAGGTTTAAAGCTTGGAAAGCCAGCACTAAAGCAGATAGCTAAGTTTGCTACACGTGCAGAAAAAGGCGTTATTGACGAAGCTATAAAAAAGCCAATATTAACTAAGATTGAGCCTAAAACAAATATAGATACCTCAAATCAAATTAAAACATCGCTTTCAATTTTAAACAGAAAAAAATCACGTGAATATGATAGCGCATTAACTAAAGTAAGCGCAGCTGCAAAAAAGCAAGTAACAGACACAAGTAACATAAATAAAATTATAAAAGACTTAAACCTTGATAAGGCAGGGGTACGTGACTTGTTATCGGTAACTAGGGCTAAAACTAAAAAATATAACCAAAATGCAATTGATCAGTTTATAGCAGGAAAGCAACTGACGTTTGATGACGCTAAAAGCGTTAACTCTGTTTTAGCTGATGTGTTACGAAGCACAACAATAGAGCCTGCCGATAAAAGAGCAATAGGTAAGTTAAAAGACGGCTTATATAAGTCTATGGAAGTGTATCCAGGATTTAAAGAACTAAATAAAAAGTATGCAAAGCAAACCAACCTTGTGAAAGATATAGAAAAAAATCTAGGTAAAGATATAAGCGAGGCTAAAGTAAATACACTGACAAATGACGTAATTAAAAGACTAAAAGAAAAGCGACAAACAAAAAGCAGAGCTATGGATTTGCTAAAAGATTTAGACAAAGAAGTAAAGGCTAAGGGCAAGCGAAGTGTTGTGAATCAAATAGAAGCTAACGCTTTGCAAGATTCAATCAGTCAATCTATGAGTAAAAAATCTGGGTTTTTTGATAAAATACTCCCTTATGGATTAGCCGGTGGAGCGTTAGTAGCACCAGAGATTGCATTACCTTTAGCAGGTGCAAAAATAGGGCAAATGGCTATACAGAGCGGACCAGTTGCCAGAGCATCATTAAGAGCTGCACAAGAAGGCGTGCAAGTGCCGCAAGTAGTACCAAGATTAGCGGCTAAAGTACCAGCAATGGCAGTTACACCGATAGAACGACAAGAAAGCGGCGGCATCGCCCCAAGATCATTACAACAAATTAAAAAGGAGCGTGGACTATAATGGCAGTACCAAGTGCGAGTGATTTTAATAAATGGAGTGGAACCAAGTTTACTAATACGGACTGGGACCAGAACGTAGATAAAACAGTAGAAATATTAGCTAATGGCAATTATGACCTTAACGTTGCACAGTTAACAGCTACTAGTTACGTCGGCATACCGTCTAGTCAGTTTTCAACAATAACTGCAGGCGAAAACCTTACAGCAGGTGATGTTGTAAGAATTAGTGGCGGACAGGCCTACAAGGCAGACAATTCAACCAGTGGCGGTATTGCAGCGGTTGTGGGGGTTTGTAATACTACTGTATCCAGTGGCCAGACAGTTAAGATTGATTATGGCTTTTATAATTCTTTTAGTTCACTCACAGCAGGTACTATATATTATATAGGTACTGGTGGAGCAATAACAGCAACGAAACCAAGTTTATATCCGATTGAAATTGGCCGAGCAGTTAGTGCAACAAGAATTAACCTTAATTTTAGAGAAGACGATAAACCTACTGGAACTATTATTAGTACAGCATTAACATCATCACCTAAAGGTTATCTTGAATGTGATGGTTCAGCAGTTAGCCGAACTACACATGCACGTTTATTTGGCGAGCTAGGCGTTATTTATGGTAATGGTGATGGAAGTACCACGTTTAATTTACCTGATTACAGAGGCCGATTTTTAAGGGGTTTTGACAATACAGCAGGAACAGACCCAGACGCTTCATCACGTACTGATCGAGGCGATGGCACTACAGGCGATGCGGTAGGTACGATACAAAATGATGAATTTAAATCTCATTCGCACTCGATGGGACGACATACTGGATCATCATCTTTTTATAGACTTTCTTGGTTACAACGTTTCAGTTCTTCTCCCGTTTCAACTGCTCAGGGCACAGATGCGACAGGCGGTAATGAGACACGTCCGATTAACATAAACGTCATGTACTGTATAAAGCTATAAAAATGGAAATACTAAGATACGCCCCATCGTTGTACACATTAATTCAAACCGCATCTGGACAATTCTTCGTCGTCTTCTTTGCTTATGTCGTGATGGCGGTGTATATATTTAAAATGTTCAACGAAATTAGCGCAATTAAGAAAAATATGGAAAAGTACAAAGCGCAAACTGACGATGCGATTAAAAACGTATTGACCGAGCTGAAACAGGTCAGTCGTGTTGTTTATAAAATGGCAGGCAAACTAGAAGTAGATTGATGAATAAAATATATATTAATTTTCACAATGAAAAGTTTAAGTGGTATGAACTTTATTTTTGGACAACTAAAATTATTAAGTTTGTGACAAATGACAAGTACTATCATGTCAGCTGTACAATTGATGGCCAATATTACGAAGCAACTTTTTTTAGTGGAGTTGTAAAGCGGTCGCAGCCCAGCACTAAAATGGGGTTAGTATATGAAATGTTAGTAGATAATAAAACTAAGACGCATTTAAAAAAGCACTTAAACTCACTTTTAGGCGCCAAGTACGACTACTATGCAATTCTATTTGGTTTCTTTGGGTTTAAAAAACATAGCACAAAATCATATTTTTGCAGTGAATTAATGCAAGCAGTTATTAAATACGCTTTAGACATAAAGATTAAAAACATGAAAACTAATCTGTCGCCTAAAGATATTCGAATGATTTTATCTGGGGCAAAATGCAAATATTACATAGTATAGTGTATTAAGTGCAATCTAAGCTAAGCAGTCTTAAAAAAAATCGTTACAAGTTTTAACTGATATAGGCATAAATATGTGTATTGCAGTGCCATTGGCACGTTTTTTGCATAACGTTGAAAGTAAGGCCATTTTAGACATTATGGTCATTATGACAATTATAAACTTTGGAAAAACTTATGCAATCAGAAGGGCAAACGAAAAAAGAGTCTATTAACACATTGAAAAACAAATGTGATGCGATGCACGACAAATTGTCTAGTATAGAAACAATGACCGCAAGTCGCTGGAAAAGCATCGATGTTGTTATTAATAAATTTGTATACAGCGTTGCTATATTATTATTGCTTAACTGTACAATACTAGCTATTCTGTTTCTTGCTTTTATTTAAAATACAATCGACCTCATCACAAAAATTAGACGCATCGCCGATATATATCTCAAACCCCTCGTCTTTTTTTTTGACGATATTTTTAAGAACTAAAGCGTTCGTAATATCGCAATCATTAAACTTATATTTTTTTTGTAGAATATCTTGTAGTGGTTTTATAGGATTGTCCCAGTCTGCACGATTACTTGAAAAATTAAAAATGCAGATAATATAATACTTATCATAATTTATTTCGTATTTAGGCAGTGTATACATAAGTATTTTTTCATAGTCTTTGTAAGCTGACGTTTTAAATCTTCTCCCCTGCCAGCACTCATTAACACTTAATAATTTTATTTTCTTTTCTATTTTTATCATTGTTTGACCTGTATGTTATAATTACTTTGTAATCTCATCACACACGGCAAGTCCCCTGTGGCTTGCCAATAAATCTAACTCATCATACAAATTGCAAGTGTATGTCGATCTAATAATATTTGCCTTGTTTTTTTTAAATCTTCAATACTATGAAATGTATCCTCACAATTGGCGTCCAGCATATAATCAGAATTAGTTTTTTGTAAGAATCGTAGAACATAATTGTTAAAAAATTGATCTGCCTCTCTATCTGAATATCCAATCGTTTTCATGTCTTGAATTGCTTGATTTTTTAGAGATACTTTTTTTAAGTCGCCGACATATGCGCGCATTAATACACTAGGGCATGATTCATACAAAGACTTTTGTATTTTTATGTTTTCAATTGCATAGTAAGTTGATATAGATTTAATGTTCATTGTTAAGTCCTTATTATAAATTAGTAATCATAGTCGCCACATTTTTTTTTAACTTTACATTGATATCACCGCCTTTCATTTTTATTGTTACGTTATTGCCGCATAGTTTGTTGAATTTAGAAACCAATGCCACTGCGCACGCACCTGTACCGCACGACTGAGTTTCACCTACCCCACGTTCAAAAACACGAACGTATATCCCATCGTCTTGAACACATGCAAATTCTAAATTTACGCCATCAGGGAAAAATAATTCCCCTAATCCATTCTTACACTCTTGGATTTCCTTTGCCATATCCTCGCTGACGCATTCCAGGTTTTTAACAAATACAACCGCATGCGGATTCCCAACAGTAACAGGGTCAATCAAATACCCTTTAACTAGAGCATGTGTATATAGCGTAGCCGGTACCATACTTATATGTAAATTGCCACTTACCAGTTTTGTTCTTATGATTCCTGCGTCCGTTTCAATGTTGATCTTTTTATTTTTATTTATATCATTCTCACGTAAATATTTAATGATGCAGCGTATGGCGTTGCCACACATCACGGCAGTAGTCATGTCTTTATTAGTTATTTTCATCTTGTAGTCAGCATTATTAGACGTATACAGTGAAATGTAGCCGTCAATACCTTCAGCACCAAACCGTTGTAAAGGCTCTTTATTATCGCGAGTATAGTCATGTATCGCAAATGTGTTGCCGTCTGCGCTGTATATCATTTGTAGTCCTTTAATAGTTCTTTAAGTGGATTTGCATTACTAAACACTGGCTTGCGTGCCTCAATGTATACTGTGCTTGACCCTGCAATCTGTTTTATATTCTGTTTATTAGGACTTTCAATAAGTTTTATCTTCTTGTTTCTTAAATCCTTGTAAAGCTCTTTAGCTTCTTTTTCTATGAACACCCAATGTTCAGCTAGACAATCCTCACAACGTTGTTTGCCGATTATGTTTTTTATTGTGTAAACGTCATCGTCTATCGGATTCCAGTCATAGTGGTTTCTTGCCTGCTTTCTAAAGCGGCCTAGAAACTCATTTACTTGGGTATCTGGTATATCGTTTACATAATCCATAATATTCTTCAACCTAGGCGCAAATTCCGATGCCTCAGCATGTTTATTTAATGCTTTATTAAGCGTTTCTAAATCAATTTGCCTTTCTGTAATTGCTTGTGACAATGCTTTAATCTGTATTTGCTTATCTTCTTGTCCTACTAAGGCATAGGCTTTTAATACCATTGCTGTGACTGTTTTTTCGTAGTTATTCATTTATTAAATCATTCCACGCTTTTATTTGCTTAGAATTCCATTCAGCGATTTCATTCTCATTCATATTGGCAAGTTTTTCTCTAAATATAAGGTCCCCAAAACATCGTTCTAGTTGCCAAGGTAACAAAATCGGCTTTGTTAGATCAGGCTCTTTATGCACGAGATCATAATAATTTTTTAATCCCTGCCAACATAGCTTTTCAACATACTCTTTAGTCCATTTATTCATTTGTTTTACTCCAATCTTTTAAAAATATATACCAAAACATAAATGCATAAGGTATCCATTCCCATAACCCAACATAGGTTAATAGGTGTAACCCAACACTTATGGCTATTCCATTAAATACTTGTCTAGGTGTTATCATTAACCCCCTTAACAATTCCTAGCTTTAATATTTGATCGTTAACTGCTGATTGCTGGGCATTTATAGTATCAATTCTCATCTCATATTTAACAATTTTTCTATATGCTTTTTCTAAATTCCAGTATAGATCAACATAAGATGTATAGAGATTATCAAAGGTTACATCATAATTAAGTTCACGTAACAAGTTATTAACTAAAAGATTTTCTTTCGGGTCAGTATAATTTTTATCAAATCCTAAATTCATTTTAATTTTAGGTCGAGAGGCAATATGCATTCTATTGTCAAACATAAAATTACCTATATAGCGAACTTTTTTTATTAATACTTTCATTTCATCTGCATCTAATTCTAATTGTGCGTATTTATATAATCTTTCTCTTATTTCATGTAATTCTTCTTTTTCTTTATTCATTTAGTTAACTCCGTAAGGCGTGCCATATTTAAGTAAATTATCAATCATCCAACCATAGCCCATAAATTTGCCTGATACTTTTTCTTGTGGCTTAGCTATCCTAGCTTCTATCCCAATACTAAACGGGTCATTCCATGAATAACTGAATCTGGCCATACTATTACTAGATAATCCAATAGTCTTGAGCGCCTTAGCTCCTAATGACCTTGCAATACTAAATTTTTGATTGTGCATCAATTCCCTTGACCTTAATGGCCATCTACTAATATCAATTTCAAAAATCACTCGTTTATTCATTTATTTCTCCTTTACTTCCATATTCAGGAATTAGCTTATATAGGCTATCTATTGTTTTCTTTACATGCACATAAATATTTACAAGGGTGTAATATTTGTCTTGGTCCCAACCATGATTAAAATCACACCCAACTTTAATTATCTTTTCTTGACCATCATCAAAACCACATGTTTTATGGTAATAAGTTATCCCCCCATAAAAATAAATTTCATTTAAAATTTCATGCTCATAATAACAATAATCATTTGGCAACCAAAAAGTTTCAGGATTTACCCGATTAGGCAAATTCCCCAGGCAGATAAAAATGTAATACACCCAATGACCATCAGAATAAGGAATTAATGAATTCCTATCTGAATCACCTTCCAAAAATTTAATTTCAAAACCAACACTCTTATATATGCCGCTATATCCTTCATATTTATTTAATCGTTTACTTATATTCATTTATTGCCTCCTGTTAATTCGTTAAAAATGCTTTGTAGCTTATCTTGTGGCTCTTGTTTTTTTTCGCCTTTATATTTGCCCTCCACGATTTTTAGCCAGTTATTAGGACTACAGAACACCCAGTCAAAATCAGCCTTCCAGTCATTGCCATTAGTGCCAAGCAAAAACGGTGAAGCTTCTATGCAGTCAAAAATTTCTTGTATGTTAAATCCATTTTCTTTTTGGCGAGATTTAATTCCATTAATCCGTTTGGTTGTTAGCTGTCTAATTTCAGATAGCCCATTGCTTTTTGCAAATGTATTCCAAGATTCAAGAACTAATTCATAGTGATTAGACTTCTTTTTGGTAATAATATTTATATTATTACTTTTTATATTCTTACTTGTATTATTAATATTACTTGTATTATTATACTGGACATTTTTGGCTATAGGGGTATCGTCATTTTTGGCTATAGGGGTATAGACATTTTCTTCTATACCTATAGACACGGTTTGGTTAAGATATATTTTTCTTTCCACTATCTCATTATTCTCGTCTCGTATTAATGTGGTTGTAATTAGGCTATTATCACTTAGAGTTGATATTGATCTACTAATAGCTCTTATTGATTTATTAAACACCTTAGAAAAGTACTTATTTGACGCATTACAGTGTCCGTTTTTATTCGTTAATGCTGTTATGTCGCTATACAATAATTTATCGAATGGTGACAATTTATCGTGATAGCGAACGTCAGCGGTTAATATGCTGTAATAGCCTGGCTTTTGTTCCATGCGAAACTCCTTGTAATAGAATTTTCACTGTTGTGGTAGTGAATATGTTATGTGTTAATTATAAATGATTTAGATATGTGAATCAACAAAAAAAAGGCTACGCTGAAGAAATTAAAGCGTAGCCCTATAACATATTCAATATAATTATACCGCACCAATTAAATTAAAAGCAATAACCAAGGCTATGCAGGATGAACAAGCCACATAGCCTGGCAATCGCATATATTATATCACATGTCGTTTAGGAATGTCGCGGGGCTAAGAAGGTAATAGGGCCCCGCATACAATCAAATCCATATATATTATATCATTTAGTTTTTTGTGGGGCCACTTTCCCGTCAATGGCCCCGAGGTGTGTACTTTTTAATAAGAATTAAAAAGATTTAGATATCAGTATAATTTTAACAACTTAAATTCTTAAATGCTATTGTTATTTAGTCTTTTTTTTATTATCTGTAGTAGACAATAATCTGTAGTAATTTTAGTACAATGATTGTTGTTTTCAATGTAGTTAATAATAGAGTCTAATTTATTAAGTAAGTCGCTTACAGTCTCGCCTTTGAGTTTAAGCTTTAGATAATAATTACTTGGTACTGTTGGCATTTGGAACAAAATCCACCTTATTGATTATAAAATTATTGGTATACACTGTGACGCCTTGCTTATCGTATTTGTGATTCTGCAGTGACGCTTGTATGCATATGGGCATGTCTTTTTTGAAATACTCTTGTATAAACGTTGCTGTTTTGCCCCATGCTGTCATATCGAAAAAATCACTTATGCGACGACCTTGTTCGTCTTTTCGGTTACTTGCAACTCGAACTGTTAATCGTAGCATACCATCCCCTTTTTCTGTCATTCTGTATTCTAAATCTTTTGATATTATTCCTATTAATGTAAAGTTTTGCATTCTATTTATTCTCCTTATTTAATATTTAAATTTTGCTTTTCAACTAGTCGGCAACCTGTTATTTCTAATCCATTTTTCAAGGCTGTTTTTATAGCTGTTTTGTTTGGGGTTATTGATGTTTTGGTGATGACGTAGTTTTCTGACAGCTGATTAATAGCATCGTCGTTGACTTCGACAATGGTTGATTTTCTCGTTTTAAAATTAATCAGATTTGATTTAAATTCGCCGTATAGATTAATTAAGCCAATAATTGAACGTGATAGCAATTCTATTTTAGTTTTGTTGCGTTTTTTTAGTGACTGTAAACGTTTAATTTCTTCATCAATTTGGTTGTTTTCGTGTTCAAGATTATTGATAATATAGTAATAATTTGTGGCGGTGTCATCTCTAGTTTCAGCATTAATCTGTAGTAAATAATCTGCTTGTTCTGATACCACGCCATCATCATCAATGATATCGTTTAAAATTGTTTCGTATTCTTTTTTAATTATCCAAAGTGACAATGTTATTCTCCTTTATTGTTAAATCGCCTACAACTTCAATAAACTTATCTTCAAACTTTAGATAAACTTTAGTGGCGCTATTCCAGCCACCAACATACACCCCATTATGATATCGAGATATTGTATAGCTCTTTTCTGATTCCTCAGGCATATGCGTGTCTAAACGGCCACAGCCATTAAGTAGTAGTGGGATTAGTAGTATAGCTATTGCTTTCATTTTATTATCCTTCTTATATTCCTGTAAGTTACCTGTAGCCGGCTTATGCTAGGCAGATATCCGTTTATAGTAAGTTTATTTATTTCGTCTATAAAGGTTCCCTTGTACATCGATGCTTTTTTAATGATGTCTTTTTTTTCTGTTGATGTCATCTCAGTGCATAGGTCATGTATAAGGTCCATCGCAATAGTTCGTGCATTTACTTTGTCTTGTGTCATTTAAAATTCCTATCGACTAATTGATTAGAGTACCAATTATACTGCCTCTCGCTTGTAATTCCGTTATTCCATGAATCGCTAATTCCAGCTAATACAGAATCATCATTATTCGCTTGCTCTAATAGCTTTTTTTCCCATTCGTTTTTTTCTCTTGGTTTCTGTTGTTGAGGCTTTGAGCTCTGAGGCTCATATAGATGCTTTTCTAAAGTGGAAGTAATCCCAGCGGGAACTTTCCAGTATAAATATTTACCATCCTTTGTTTTGGCTTGTTTGTATCCTTTTTGTTTAGTCATAGAACATTCGGCAAAGGTTGTATCTAATTCGTATAGATATCGGCCAATGCCATAACCTGAACTGGCAACACGCTTGAATGCCCCAGATATGCCCCCCTTAAACGATTCGATATCTGTTTCTGGCGATCCATTCTCTTTTGCTATCCATTCTTTTTTTTCGCTGCAATACACACTTAATCGGCATATAACACCATTTTGTTCAAATCGGTATTCGTCCTTCCAATTCATCGGCCCAAAGACCTCATCTAATCTATTTTGAATTGCCCTGGCTTGGACATAGCATAAGATCATAGCCCACGGCTTATCATTTTTAACCCCAACCGACTGGGGCTTCCACTCTAGTTCAGAATCCTCAAATGGCTTTTTAAGTTTCTCGAGATTATCCATTATAACTTACCCCCCCCTCTTAGCCGCATTCTGTAGCTTCGAAATCTCCTCAATGCCTTTGCATATGTACCATGTTTCGGTAACGTCATATACTTTTTTTTCGGGGAAGAAGCTGCCAGTCTCATCTACGAACCCAATGGCATATGATGGGTCGTCATCAACGGTGGCCATGATTCTGTAGCAGTTATCCTCTAAACAATCTATATGCATCATTAGAAAGGCACCTCGTCGCTGTATGGCAATGACTCAATAATAGATTGCCCTAGATTAATATTAGCAATTGTCTCTTTTCCTTGATGAAATATGTACACGCTACCGTAACCATTACACTCAACAAAGCTGTCATCATTAAGCTCTATATCCAACGCATTTAATAACTTCTTAAACATTTTGCACCTCGCATGACATAATTGCATCCCACTCACAACCTTCTAATTCTACTGGCTCGCAATCTGCACCTCTACACACCTGGCACGCTTCCTCGTAATATGTTGGATTTGTAAATCTATCCATTTTGTTACCTCCTTAAGATATTATTATAATAATATAATGTATTGCCGTTGTCAATACTATTTATAATTCTTTTTTATAAATTCTCGTATTGCCGTGTTAATGATCCAAGACTTTTTAGTCCATGGTTCTTTCTCTGTAATCTGCACTAGTTTTTTTGCTAAATCATGGTCCATTTTAAATGTTACCGGCACTTTATTTTCTTTTTTCATTTTTAATCCTCCTGTCAATTATTTTTGCATTGTCATAGACGAAAACCTCTGAATTCCCATAGGCAACACCCTTTGAATTGTGATGGGCAAAAACCATTGAATTGTCATTGGCATAAACCGTTGAATTGTCAAAGGCCCAAACCGTTGAATTGCCAAAGGTAAGAACCGTTGAATTGTCCTTGGCCCAAACCGTTGAATTGTCATTGGCACAAACCGTTGAATTGTCATAGGCATTAACCGTTGAAGTGCCAAAGGCATGAACCGTTGAATTGTCATTGGCAAAAAACGTTGAATTGTCAAAGGCAGAAACCTTTGTCTTGCCAAATACATGCACAATTCCATCTCGAATAATTGCATCGCCATCCTCATCAACCTCATAATCAGTTACCGGTTTTGTTTTTTCTTTGTCATAGTAGATTTCGTGTTTAGTTTTCATTTATTTAAACCTCTAGCTCTTGAGAATCTATCAACGCCCGAATCATAATCCTTGTTGACTTGTGCATCGTCTATCTGCAAGCCATTTTTTTTGCTGTACTTATGCGGAACTCCCATGGCATTTATAATTACATTATCAATATCGAGCTTATACGCCTTAGCGTCACAATAAAGCGTCCATGAATTCTTATATATCTTGTACTGCTTCTTAGAATTGCCAAGTGCGGCTATGCCATTAATTGTTATGTACTCACCCTTATCTTTTTTAACATTGCGCCAAAAACGATGCAAAAGTAGTACATTTACAATCACTCCTAGTATTATTCCTGCTATAGTTTTCATTTATCTTCTCTTATTTTAAAATTTAATACATCAAGCATAGTTTGAATTTGCGATTCATTAATTGTAGCTCCATACAAATCAGCCCCACGCAAATCAGCCCCAGACAAGTTAGCCTTAGACAAGTCAGCATAAGACAAATCAGCCCCAGACAAGTTAGCCTCAGACAAGTCAGCATAAGACAAGTCAGCCTCAGACAAGTCAGCATAAGACAAGTTAGCCTCAGACAAGTTAGCCCAACGCAAGTTTATATATTCATAATTTGTTTTGTATCGATATTCATTAAACTCCGAAACATTAGTTTTAAGTAATTGTATTAATTCTTCTTTTGTTTTCATTAAATTAAATCCTTTAGATACTCAATGATGTATAGTTTTGGGGATATGTACACAAAACATAAGTATAAAAAACTCCAAATAAAAAGTGTTATAGGCATTATTGATATAACTCCCAAAAAAGCGATAGCGGCAGGTTCTTCATCATTTTTTATAAAAAATATTGTCAAGCCAACTAATAATAATGAAAACACAAGGTAAATGGTTGACAAAACACTATATTTAATCATCCCCCATCTAACAATCTCCTCGAGAATAGCTGGTAGCTCAGCACTAGCGGTATTAATAGCCGTATTTAATCCCTCCAATATTTGATTTAAATTTTCGTTTAATAATTCTTTATTCATTTATTCTTCTCCTATTTTAATATTTAATGAATCAATTATAGTTTTAATTTGTGATCTACTAATTGTAGCCCCATACAAGTTAGCCTCA